CGTAAACTTCATCTAAAGTTTAAATAGCCTAAAATACTTGCTGCTAAGCCTCCTAAGAAAACTAATACAGCTACTATTCCTTTTCCTTTAGATACGCTATCAGATAATGTGTCTACTTTTTTTTCTAGTCTTTCAATTGATGTTAATAAATTTTTCATTCTTTCAGCGCATAATTTTTCATGAGCTGATAATCTTACACCTGCTGCTATTTCTGGATAAGCTTTAGATGTAATTTTTTTTTTTGTCATTATGGTTTAGTAGGAAAAACTACAGCTTCAATATCAGCAACAGTAGTTAAACCATTTGTTATATCTCTTAATGCCTGTCTATAAGTTGTCATTTCTGCACTCATAGTATTATCAGATAACGCAAGGTAATCTGTATCTGCTAATAGTTTATTTCTTTTGGTTCTTAAATCTTCCATAGCCATATCAAATTCTACTGCTGGGAATTGTGCTTGTATGTCAGCTTTAGAAATAGGAGTTGTATTATCATGCCAAATTAAATCATAATCACTTAAACTTCTTTGATGAACAGTAACTTTTGCATTTGGATTTATTTTTAATATTGCGTCTATAATCATTTATGCTCCTATTTCATATGCAGTTATGCAACTTGTTCCAGCAACATCAGTATTTGTACCCCATCTATTTATATAGCCAGTACCTGATGAAACTGAAAATTGAACTTTATAAGTCGTAGCACTTGTGGTTGCTGGACTATCTAAAAATGTATATGTTGGATAATCTAATCTTCTAAGTGGATCACTCATACCACCACCTCCAACTCTAAAAATTTCATTAAAAGTATCAGCTTGACCACCTTGTGTGCTTGTAGTTCCAATTTCTGTACTGCCTCTAACTAAAATAAATCCAACACTACAACTTGTTGAATATCCAATATTGTTTAAATTTAATTGAATTAAAACTTTAGAAGAAGATGATGAAGGAGTAATTGCTACAGATAAACCAGCATCAACATGAGTTGCGCCTACTGAAGTTGTGCTTGTGCTATCTGTTTTAATTGATTGAACAACTTGCACAACCTTACCACCTACACCAGCTGGTAATGCTGTTACACTAGATAAAGAATTATTATTTAAAGTTATTATTGCCATACTATACTCCTATCAATGCTTTTACTTCTTCTTCAGTTAAACCTAAGTCTAAAAGTTTTTGTTTGCCAGATGCTTTTTTATTTTCTCTTGCAGTTTCCAATTCAATAGCTTTTGTATTTACTGCTGTCATATCAATAGAAACATCATTGTTATTTATATCTTTAACAGTAAATGTACCATCTTCATTTTCAAAAATATTGATAGCATTATTATATAAATTTCTTATTGCTTTAAATTTAATTAAAATATTACTCATTAAAATATTCCTCCATCTAATTCTATTGCAAACATTTGTTGAACTGTGCCACCAACAGCTCCATAATTAACAACATAACTAGCATTACTTATTCTGTATTTAACTTTATAAGTTATAGCACTTGTGCTTGAAGGTGAATCTAAATACATAAAAGTTACATAACCATTTCTGCCTGTAGAACCTTCGTAATCTGCTAGAGAACTTGCACCTAAATCTCCATGTAAGTCACCATAACCAGACCTATTTAAAGTTAAAAATCCTCTACCATTACTTACTTCAATAGCACCTTGTGTAATAATTAATATTTTATTGCTTGTACTTGTTGGTGTAATTGCAACTGTAAAAGTTGTATCAGCATAACTTGTATTACTTGTAGATACTGAAGTAGTTGAACTACTTGTAGTCATTTGAATAACTCCACCACCAGCTTCTGCAAAAGTATTATCTCCTCTTAAAAAGGTTGTAGCATCTTTAGTTCCTGTTGCTGTTAATTTTGCAAGTGAAACTGAACTGTCTGCTAGTTTAGCTGTAGTAACTGTGCCATCACTAGGTGCTGTAATTAAACCAATTCCATAATGTAAAATAAAATCGCAAGTAGATGTTCCAGCAACTGCTGTTCCAAAATCTATTGTTGAACCAGATACAGTAAAGTTTCCTGCTTGAACTACACCATCAATACTAACTAATAATGTATTCGCAGAACTAGGTGTAAAATTACTTCCACCTTTTTGTAATGTATATGATGAACTACCATCAAAGGTAATGTTATCCAGTACCTCTACATTACTTAACTTATCTGTTCCTCTGCCGATATATGGCATATTTATTTACTCCTTAACTCTTTGGGTTATTATCTTTTATACCTTGTATTCTAGTTTTCCAAGCCTCAATGTCATGGTAGATTTCATCTAACTGTTCTCCCCAAGAACCATATTGGCTTTTTCTTGTTGCATCGACTGTTGCATTAGCTTCAGCAGTATTTGCAACTGTTTCATAAGATGCTAGTTGTGCGTCAGTTGGTTGTGCAATATCTAAATTCCATTCAGCTATATACGCACCTTGACCATTACTGTCGTCTTGCAACTTAACATCTACAGAAAAATCTACATCACTAACATTGTTAGCTTTGCAATATTCTTTTATTTTTGTACTTAGTTGTGCCATAGTTTTACCTCCTTAATTTTATGTTGAAATTTTAAATCCTTCAAAAGTTGTGGTAATACCACTACCACCACCATCTAATCCTGGACTACTTAATTGTGCGTAAATTCTTACAAACACATCATCTCCAGCATTTAGTGATAATATATCTGAATGTATTACAGTTGGATAACCTCCTCCAACAGTTTTATTTGAAAATGATTTTTCTGAAGAATTTACAATAAAATAAACAGCAATCTGATTATCTACAGGATTATTATTAAGTCTTAAACTTGTAAGTAAAAAATATTTTCCACCTTGACCAGTTGGTATTGTATATTTATGAGTAGATGTATTAAATCCTGAAGCACTATCAAATAATGTAGCATTAAAAGGAACTGTTGTATTTGTGTTTTGACTAAAAGTTGTTGTTGAATTTGTGTATGCTCTCCAATAAGGAGTATTACTTTCTCCAGCACCAGTTACAGTTCCTGTGAAATCGTAGTTGTCGCTTAGGTTAAGACTTTCAGATTGTATTTTTGTTATTGCCATAATTTATGCTCCTAAAATTTTATATCCACCAAATATTGATGTTTCTGTTGCTCCTCCATATACAAAAATATTATTTGTGCTTGATGATGCAGTATTTACATATATTTCAATATAATCATTAGCAGATAAATCTAGAACTTGTGTTGTTCCAGCATTTAAAATTCTACCATCTGTACCTGCTAAGTTTAAGCTAATTAAATTTACTTGTGAACCATTTTTATAAATAGAAGAATTAACTCTATACATATCACTATCTACACCTCTGCCTACTTGTAAATGCCAATAAAAAAGATATTTACCATCTTCTCCAGTTGGAACAGTAAATTTATTAGAAGCAAATGCACTATCGGTATCATAAGTTTCTATATCCCAAGTAACTTTTGTAGTTGTTGCATGACTTACAGTTTGTGCTGTACTTTTTGTTGCTTGAAATGCTGGAGTTAAATCTCCACCAGCACTAGCAAATGTGTTATCGCCTCTTAGAAATGTTGTGCTGTCTTTTGTACCAGTAGCAGATAACTTTGCTAAACTTACTGAACTATCAGCTAACTGTGCAGTTCCAACAGAACCACTTGGAGGATTTACTGTTTGAACAGCTTTACCTAAAAACACACAGTACATATCATCTGATGCAGATGTAGCACTTGTTAAAGTTAAACTTGTACCAGATGCAGTATAAGCAGTTGTAGGTTCTTGTCTTACAAAGTTTATAAATAATGCAATTTCATTTTCGTTAGCTACAGGATTATCAAGTGTGTAAGATGTAGTCGCACTTGTAGTGAAGTCTTGCTTAGCAAAACTTGTGTAACTTAATGCTGGTTGGTTTCCTATAAACGGCATTAATCTCCTATGTACTTATTGCATCTACTGTTGATACCCAAACATCTAAAGATGAAGCTGTGTCTGATATTACTTTTAAAGCATCACCAGATTGAACAACAAATTTAGCACCACCATCAAGAACTTGAAGTGATGAACCTGCTGGAATAGGTGCATCTTTAATTAAGTAAATATCATTAGCACCATCATTAATATAGACAGATGCTACTACAGCAGAAGCTGTAACATTTGCAACAGATATTCCTACTACAGTATCGAAACTATCAGCAGTAAATAATGTTGCAGCAGAAGTGCCTACATCATTTGAAGTGTATCTTCTAAAGTTTTGTGCCATGTTTACTCCTTATTATAAAGCTATCGCCATTGCAATAGCAAATCCATTTGTTGCTAAATTGGAAGTATCAGTAGCTTCAATATTTGTCCACGCACTTCCATCATAAAATTTCAATCTATTATCAGTAGAATTGTAAAATAAATCACCTTCATCTAAAGATGCAACAGGATCACTACTGCCTATTCTATAAATATTTGCAAATGAATTAACAGATGCAATATTACTAGCTACTGTTCCAATATTGTTAGATCCAGATAAATCCGTTGCTACAGTACCTATTGTGTCACTACCAGAAAGATCTGTTGAAACTGTCTGAATATCAGATAAATTTGTATTAACATTACTAATTATACTTAAATTTGTATTTACATTAGAAATAACAGCTATATTTGTATTAACATTGTTTATTGCTGCTATATTTGTTGCTACTGTTCCAATGTTATTAGAACCAGATAAATCTGATGCAACAGTTCCAATTGTGTTAGATCCACCAAGATCATTAGCAATAGCTGTAATATTTGCATTAGCTCCAGCAACAGTAGAAATATTATTTGTTGGAGATATTTCACCTGCAACTAAAGTTATATTATTTATGTTTGTTGCATTACCTACTGTATTTACATCTGTAATATTATTAGCAACTGTATCAATTTCAGATACAGCTTCATTTAAATCATCAGCTACAGTTTCTACTTCTGATATAGCTTCGTTAAGATCATTAGCTACAGTTATTACATCAGCAATATTTGTTGCTACCGTATTGACTGAAGCAATATTAGTTGCCACAACTCCAATATCAGTTTCGTCATTTGCAACTGTAGTAACATTACTAGCTATTGCACTAACAGCAGATATATCACTAGCTATTCCTGCAATAGTAGTAATATCAGTAATATCTTGTGCAAACTCTAAACCCGTACCTGCACTATTAACTGATAATACTTTGTTAGCTGCTAAGTTAGGAAATGTAATATCAAATGTATTTGCTGTTGTTG